CACAGAAAGGAGGCTTTTAATGAAGATTGAAAGCTTAAACGATGCTTTTTCATCTGTTGTAGCCAACAACAATGGGTTGCGGGTTTACCTTAACAACCTTCTCAAAGGCAGAGAGGCAACGCCTCGCTCTTGGCTCGCTGAAGGCCGAGATGCCACGGAAGTGCTGTCAGACTGGCTCAAGATTCTTGAGACCGTCAAGAGCACTCCTCATGGGGAGCAAGTTTTCCAATTCGACACTTCTCAGCTTAAGAAGTTTGGTCCACAAGGGAAAGTAGCGCCTATCAAGGAATTGATGGACATCGTAACTGAGGGCTTCTCCCAAGCTGCCACTCCTCAGCCGGAGTTATATCGCAGCTCTCTGTGGCAACAAGCTAAGCAGAACGCGATCAATTATTTGATCAAGGAAACTGGCTTGTGGTTACGCCTACGTCCTCGTGCACCAGAGCGTGTAGTAGACGACATGCGCTCACGCGATACGCTTGAGTCTAATTCGGGCTGGCCTGATTTTACTCGCAGGAAAAACCCGAAGGTTCTACAGCGTGCCTATGACGATTTGCGTTCAGGCGCGTACAAAGATTATCCGGCAATAGCCTTATTCCGAAATTATAACCAGAAGACTAGGCTAGTCTGGATGTACCCGGAGGCGACAAACATCCGCGAGGGGCAGTTTGCTCAGCCATTGAAAGAAGCAATCATGGCTTCGGACTTGCAGTTCTTCGCTCCGTGGCGTGGATATGATCACGTCTTAAATCGTATTACCAAACACTACGATGACGGCGAGTTCTTATCAGCATCTGACTTCTCACACACCGATGCGCACTTTACAAAGTGGGACATGCTTGAGGTGTATGACGTCATTAAGTGGGCGTATCAGAAGCAGTACTGGGAAGAGTTAAAGGAATCTCTTCTTCACGTAACTCAAATTCCGCTGGTTATCGGCCCAGACCGCATCATCTATGGTGATCACGGTGTATCTTCAGGATCGAACTGGACCAATGATGTCGAGACGTATTACGACTTCATTTTCGAGCAACTTTTCACGCTTTTAAAGCTTGTTAAGGAGCCCGACACAGCCATCGGTGACGACGTTGGCCATAGGCGAGACACCTATGATCCTGAACTTGGCGATAAGTTAGCCGAATGGTATGTTAAAGCTAACAAAGACGTCAATGGGGAAAAAGTGACTAATAACCCTGACGACGTCAAGTATCTTCAGCGTCTCACAATTCGTGGTTATTATTCTAACCGGACATTTACTGTAAAGGGTAAAGAGTATCGCCTGTTGCGAGGGATTTACTCAACCATTAGGGCTTTGAACTCCTCATTGCAGCCTGAGAAGTTCCACAAGCCGGCGCTCTGGAGCAAACAAATGTTCGCAGTACGCCAGTTTATGATTCTGGAGAATTGTATTGACCACCCTCTCTTTGAACGATTCGTAAAGTTCATTTGCGGATTGCACTCGTATCTGCGAGAGTTTGCGAAACTCACAGCTGCGGAACAAAACGCTGCACAAAGGAAGTCACGACTCCTTCCAGGGCTTAACCCGACATACAATCAAGAGAAACGAGATAAGCCGTTATCTACGTTCGCGTCAATAGCCATTGCGCGTGCGTTGTAACAGGGAG